CCGTCGACCCAGGCGTTGTGAGAGTTCCCGCTCGCGTCGGCACCGATCGCGGGCCAGAACGCTACTGGGCTAAGCGCGAGCACTGCATTGACAAAGTCCTGTGCCATAGTTACTTGTTGTGGTTGTCGAGCTTGGTCTCAATTCGGGCCAGCCGCTCGCTGATTGCCGCGAGGAGCTTGGTTTGCTCGGCCATCCGCTCGTTGCTTTTAGCCTCTACATCTGCACGGAGGGACATACCGTCTGCTTTAGTGAATCGTTCTCCGCTCTCACGAAAAGCCTTTGCAGCAAAGATCTCGCTCGTGACCCACACACCCCAGGGAATCACGATCACTGTGATCACTGGCCACAGGATCAGCATGAGTCGTAGCAGAATCGACCACTTACCGTTGAGGTTCCCAACACGATTCGGGTGTTCTCCAGGCACGTTCGAAGACTCCTTGGTCTTAGACTTCAGCCGACGAAGTAACACTTGGGTGAGTGTTCCGCCGGGAGTCTGGAGTAGATGATGTTCGGACATAAGTAAAACTAGCCTCCAGGGTTACCAGGAGGCTAGGTGAGGTTAGGTTGTGGGGGACTGAGGTGCCGTACCAGCGATCACCTTGTCCTTGCGGCGGTTGTCGAGTCCCAAACCACCTGCCAGAAGCGTGGCAGCACCGGCCCAGATAGCGGTCCCTGCGGGGCCGAGCGTGGTAGAGGCTGTGCCCATGAGACTGTTCACCCAGGCGAACGCCTTGCCGATGAACTCCTGGCGGGCGTCGATCTTGTCGATCACGGTCTGGTAGGAGGTCTGGATGGCCTCGACCTCAAGGGCTGTAGCGCTGGAGGTCCTTTCGAGGTCCAGTGCGATCTGGGCTACCTTGGCCTGGGCGTCCTTCTTAGCATTCTCGAGCTTGAACTGCTCATTTTTGATCCGCTGGTTGGCTTCGTCCACGAGCTGGGTGCGGGTAAGAGGCTTGCCACTCTGGGGTGACTTCTCGCTGTAGAGCGACTCGCAGGAGCTAAGTCCGATAAACGCAGCTGCGATCAGCGTGGCGATCACGGCGTAGCGATTGTAGCTGATGAGGTCCGTGAGCTTGTGAAACCAGTCTGACTTGAACATGCATGGAGCTCCTTGAGGATTCTATGGTAGAACCCTGTGGGTTATACGAGGGTACCAGCTGTGGCGATGGTTGCAGCGTAGTAGTTACCAGCCCACATGACTCCGTCACCAGTGATCGGTGCGGTACCGGAGAGAATCTGCATCCGGTTGTTCACCACGAACCCGGTCGAGCCGGTGAGTAGTGTGATTGCCTTGGTGCTTGAGGCGGTCTGATTGAAGATCAAGTTGTCACGAATCTCCACAGCACTAGTGAGTGTCGTGATACACGCGATCGCACCACTCGAGGTGGTGTACCATCCCTGGAAGAAGTTCCGGAGGATCTTTAGACCAGTACCACCCACGATCTTGATCACTGTCGAGGCAGCGCTCACAGTGGTCGGCGTGGTGGTGGGCTCAATGAACATGCAGTCCTGCACGACCAAGTAGTCAGCCGCCGCGGTCGTGAGGATTGCCTGCAGGGGCCGCGTGCCTGTGCCGGCTGTGCCGATCTTGAACAGGCACGAGTCGATCATACACTGGGCTGCGCTGACCACGATACCTGACACCAGCGCCGATGGCAGCGACATGTCAAAGATGAAGTTCGTGATCCGACAGCCCGCCGCGGAGACTGTCATGGTAGCTGCGGTATCGGTGGCCCATGTGAGCGTAGGTCGGCTGGATCCATAGCCCACACCTTTGAGGGTCACTCTAGCCTTAGACATCGCAATGAACCCAGCCGAGTTCACAGTCTCGGCGTGACCTTCGCCGGCCAGAATCACGTCACCCTTCGAGGCGGTGCACTGGGTGATGGCATAAGCGATCGTGGCGAACGGCAGCGTGGGTGACCGACCGTGGGCCTGGTCGTCTACGCCGTTCGAGCCCGTGGCATTCGACACGTAGAACGTGGTGCCGGACTGGACTCCGAGGTGCGAACCGAGCTCGTTGATCTTGTGACCCACCGAGGTGATCAGGTTCATGATCCGTCGGCGTGTCGAGGGTCGCTGCACAAACGGTGGCTGAGGCATGTGACACTCTACTTTCTACGCGACGCTGTCGCGCTGTTAGGTTTTCGGAGGCGGGGCCGCCCTAGGTCGGACTGGTGCCTCCATCTACCCTACTAGACGTTCGGGCCGCCCGGTCTGTCTCTTGGCCGCTGGGTGGGCATCTGGTTGGCTAGTGAGGTTGTTTCTATGAGAACAGTTTTTGTATGGTAGGTTTGATGGAGGGGTCTTATGTATATTGGCGGGCGGGGGGAGGGGAGGACGCCCGGGGGCCTCATGTTAGTTAGCGCTCACGCACCACGCCCTGCTAGTTAGCACTAGCACACAACTCCGCATGTTCGCTAGTGCTAGCATACCGGGCGGGCTGCTGATCTGAGAGCAGGGCAGGGTGTTCTCAGAGTAAATAGAGGGGGTGGCGACAGGTTTGGCCACAAGGCGACAGGTTTGGCCAATCCCTAAATAGGGGACCGCCTAGGGCCGCAGGAACGCCGGTCGGCACTGGCACACCGGTTGCTAAGGTGTCTGTTGGCCGCACGTTACAAACGGCCAGAGACCAGCTCCCTCTTCCGGGGGCGACCGACCTACTCCGGGGTTTCTACGGACCTCTGTCCGTGCTCTTTGACAGAGGAGCACCCCCGAAATGCGGGGTCTCTCCTTTTTAGGTACGCTCGTACCACCCGAACAGGCGGGACGTAACCCTGGGAACATCGACCCCTGAAATGGGGAAGGAGCTAGCACGTGAAGACTTCCAAGTATCCGGTTTTCGTTGACGTCCCGACTGCGACGAAGCTCAACATCACCGAGCACGAGGGTCGACCCGAGGACACCATGAACCGCGAAGGCGTGTTTGTGGGGTTTGCGGAGGCGACGACCTACGAGGTCAAGGATTGGGACGACATGACCTCTGCCCAGAGAGCATTCGTGATCGACACGGCGAACCGCCAGATTGTGCAAGATGTCAAGAACGCGCATCGTGCCGATATCAAGGACGGTGGCAAGACCTCGCTCGCCAAGCAGCGAGACGCGCTGATCGCGAGCATGAACGACAGCAATGTGGCTGAAGTGTTCCCGAAGCTCCAAGCGGTGCTCGCCGAGATTGCGGCGGCCAAGAGCAAGTAAGACACAGACAGCCCACCGGCGAGCCGAAAGGACGTCGGGTGGGCTTGACAGACACACACACACAAGGAGAATAAGCGTGCCAGAAATACCAGACGACAGGATTCTTGTGCTGAACGAAGCCATGCGAGTGCGATACCATGAGAATCGTATCTACGAGCTTGGGATCACACTCGAAGTGTTCAATCCAGTGGTTGCGGAATGGGTAGAGATTGAGATTGAGGGTGGAGAGACAGTGACAAAGCTCGCAGACTTGTTGCAGATCGTGGCAACGACACCCAAGTAACATGCCTAGCACGCTCGGAAGGGCGTGCAGGAGCTTAGAATACGAGGGGCGGGGAACAGAAGTCTACGGTAGAACCCTGAAAGGACCACAGCATGGCACAAGACTTCAAGAAGCCGTACAGCAAGTTTCCAAGTCAGGCCAAGATAGGTGATACCTATCGCTGGCATGGATACGATAGCATGAGCCTAGACAGAACCAAGTTCGTCGAGGGGACCGTTGTCGATATCCACGATGGACGAGACTGGAGAGTAATCAAGATCAGAACACCAGACAACAAGGAAGTGAGGTTGTTTCAATGAAACAAGACCCCGAGGTAGGCGTAGTCACACGCGAGGATCTCCGCGAGGGGATCAGGGTCAACGAGGCGCTGCTGAGGGCGGCCCAAGGTGACCTCGAGTACCTCGACGCAAGGCTCACCACGTGCGACGAACGGATCAAGGCTCAGCAAGACCTGAAAGACCACTGGCGTGAGCTGGCAGAGCTGGCGCCAAGCAGGATCGAAGCAATCACGGCGAAGCTCGCCCAGCAACGGACACAGCTGGCGAACTACAAGTCACCAGCCACACCAGAGGCACGTGAGACTGAGAGCAAGCAGGCTCGGATACAAGCTCTGGTGGCTAGGATCGCCAAGGGCGACCTGACAGCGATACCAGAACTTCAGAAGTTGACCAAGTAACCACACCACCCACAGCCACGACGAAGGTCTGGCTCGTGGGTTTAGAAAGGAGGTCGCAAGTGAAACAACGACCACTGACGATAAAGCAACTTCGGGGTCTCGCACACAGATACCAGTTGCCTCAACTACCTACGGTCACATGTTCTATGATGTGGCGATGGAACGCTCAGGCTAGACGGAACTTCAGGAGGGAGTGGTGTAAGGAGACTCGAACATGCTAGTTGTACGACCAGCGTACGGACGTAAACACAACTCGGTGCGAGATGCCAGGTCGTGGTGGGAGGCCGAGAAGGACTTCCAGATCGTGGGCCAGACGAGCTACATCAACAAGACCGACTGGCTCAAGTACGCACCACACCAGAACGTCGTGATTCAGATCCACAACACCACCCACGTGCTCCAAGAAAGGCTCCCAGGATGACACCAGAAAAACGACACTCAGTGCTCGCGGATCAGATGGACCTGCTGCTGTGGGCGCTGCGTAGCAACATCAAGCAGGGCTGCAAGGACCACCATGAGCTGTGTGTGGAGCTGGCAGAGCAGTTTGACCTCTGGGACCAGCACGACCCACAAACAGGTGAGGGTGACTGCTTTCCGCTGTGGCTCAGCCGGGTGGTCGAAGGAGAGCTAAGTGACTTCCACGCCGAAGAAGGCTGGTGGTATAGACAAGAGGGTTGACCGCACGCCAAGCACACCCAGCACCACGAGCTTGGGGAAACCTGAGCCCTAGTGGTTTACCCGCGTTGTACGCTAATGGGGTTTCTAGGGGGGAAGCCGGGGCTTGCTAGGAAGAGACTTCTACATGAGGACAGGTTTCATTCTCTGGCTACCTCCTAGGAATATCTTGTCAATATATATACATATATATCATAGATACTACAACCTACAGTCTAGGTTTCTACATGTGAGTTTTTCCCTGAGTCTGTAGGTCAAGCTCAAGCAGGGGTACTAGAAACCCCATTAGCGGCCAAGCTAGCCACACAGAAAGGACCTTGTCAATGTTCCCACAGTCACTAAATACTACGATGGACAAGCTTGCGGTCGGAGCATTGTTTAGATACGGTCACAACCGCGATGACAACGGTCTTGTGTTTGAGAAAGTCTCGAACTCGTTGTCACGTGACTTGCGTGACCAACGACTCTACAGCAACGACTACAACAACGAGCCTGCAGGTGAGCTCAAGGTGAGCTATGTAGGCTCAACCCGCACGCTTGCGACTGGTCTAAAATGCGAGAGCGATCAACCAAGCTTCTCTTTGCGGGAGCGTTCACCCAGCTAGTTCCTGGTGCTTGGTGCTCTCAGGCGCTAACCCCGTGGCCATCTAAAATGCACCCCCACCCCCAGTAGGTAGAGAGATCAAGCAACCTCGGAGCAACCACCATGACCCACTCACAGCGCTCTATCGAGGCCTCCCTGCGACGCCAAAGGCTCGCCGAGGCGGTCAAGCTCACCCACGACCCTGCCCGCGTAGCCCGCGAGAACCACGTGTCGCGCAAGCTGGTACAGGAGTCGTGCCGTGAGTTCAAGGTCGACTTCCCACGGTTGCCCTACAGGAAGGCCAAGATCCTAGTGGTGCTGGCGCGGCTGCTCACTACCACTAAGTCCTACACCGAGATTGGACGAGAGCTCAACATACACTGCTCAAGTGTGGCCAAGATTGCCAAGAACGCTGAAGCCGAAGGTATCCAGTTGCCAGAACGCTGAGCCACTAGTCCGACCTAGACCGGCCCGCCCTCGGGTAGCCCTGAGCCGGGAGTATTGTCAGGAGTCTCACCCTTCACCGAGCCTAAGGCTCAAGGAGTTTTTATGGGTTACTACATCGAGGTTCCACGTGCGACCGACAAGGCCCAGCAGATCGTTGACATTTATGGGGCTGTGAGAATCACCAGCGCTGAGGCTAAGAATATCGTCACAGACCCCGGCTCCGAGTCTGGAGTGGTCTGTGTGGTTGAGAATGGGCCGTTTGATGCGGCAGCATACGTCTACTCTTTGAACGAGTACGCCGAGTTCTCCCACCCCGACGACTATCGTCCTCGCACTTGGCTCAAACTTCCCAAGGAACTCGCCCAGAGGCTCTCGGGTTATACCTCCAAAGCGACCACTCGCTGAGCCCTTTTCACGACTCGCCCTCCAAAGCTTTGCGGCTCTCGGGGGCTTTTGAGAGTGCTACCGTAGAACTCTCGTAAGTGTTACTTTCAGGAGTCCCAGCCATGTCTAGTGTTCCTCCAACCTCCGCACCCTCTAGCCCCCACATCACTCTCACGCTGCACGCCGACAAGCAGTGCAAGGGCTCAGTACGCTACGCCACCAACGACCCCAAGTCGCTGGTGCAGAGTATCTATGTCTCACGCGAGTGGCTCCCCCGCATGCCTGACTCGGTCATGCTCACGCTGGAAGCGAAATCATGAACCCCCCATCTCGCCCGCAACCCATCTTTCCTCCCCCGGAGCAATCAAAGTGAGCCAGACAACCATCAAACTCAGAGATCAGAAGCCCGGCGAAACGTGCTACTTCGACACGCTCAATCCAGAGTTTGTAACTCGGAAGTACATCATGGACCAGATTATTGCCGCGTTGCCGCCGGACTTTCATGACACCATCTGCCTGCTTGAACTGACATTGAGCATCAGGGTTTATCGAGCAGTCACGCCCGAGCAGTTGGAGCCAGCAGTAGCCGAAAGCAACGAAGGAGCCTCCAAGTGAACCAGAGCAAGAGCGAGGAATTTACTCGACGGCAACGTCTACGGCGATGGTGGTACAACACGCGCCCTGACCCAGTGACCCTGTGACCTAACCACTTAAGGAGTTTCTTTTATGTCTTCTCTGCCAGATCCCACACCCGTCTTTACTACCCTCCTCGACCAAGCCACTCGTGATTCTGATCTTGCCTCACGTGAGACCCTGCGACTTGTCCTCGAGGACATCCGCACGCTCTATCGGTCTAATATCACGACTGAGACACCTCCTCTGGCGCTCACTGACAATGAGGCTGGGTTATTGGAGCTCTTTCTCTTTGCCGCCGAGTCCCTTCGTGCCTCACTCAACCGCCCAGTGAGGCCCTAGCATGTACCACTACCTCGCCACTCCGCCCGACGACCCTATCCGCGAAGCCTCACGCCTCGTGGACTTCGAGCGCTTGGCCGCTCTAGACTCACTGTGCCTCACCACTGACACGGTGCTGGCTGAACTCACTCGACTTGCTGCTGAGCTCCAGGCCCGTCACGCCTTCGCTCAGGGCGCAGACTAGGAACCACCCATGACTCACCCAATCACTCAGGTCCGCTACCAGCTCATGCCACTCATCTCCGAGTGTCTCGGCTATGAACATCTGCTCACCATGAAGCTTCCCCAGCTTCCACACCACCCTTAAGGAGTCCACTATGGGCGTTGATTGCGAGATCCATTTCAAGCTTTCCTCAGGTCTTTCTGACTCAGAGCTCGCCACACTAAACTGGCGATTCTGCGAGGCCACAGGTCTGAAGTCCTACCATGACGACCACATGGTTCTAAGGCCCAGGTCGTCTGGTCCCAGCTTCACCGACTACTCTGTTGCTACTACGCATCGCTACTACGGTCCAGGCTACGAACGAGGTCCGTGGCCCGAGATTGCCGGTATCCTCGAGTGGCTCAGGCGCCAGCCCGAGGTCTCAGAGCTTCGCTATGGTGGTGACTCTGGAGGTTGCGAGGATCTTGAGCTCGTGACCCCTGGGCTCCTTGAGTCTCTTTGGGCTCACTGGGCTAAAGTCGGAGGTGTACCCTACTCACGTGGTCGGGACACCAGTACCGCGCCAGTACCCCAGTGTCATGGCCAGCCTATCTTCGTAAACCGTTGGCATGGCTCACGACGTGGTGGCCACTGTCCAGTGTGTGGTCAGTCTTACTGGATCGAGGGATCAACCCTCGTGCCTATTTCTAAGGAGTCTTTCTGATGTCCGCCTATCGTTCTAACCGTGCCCTCGAACGCCAGCGTGAGGCTACCACGCGCCAGGGCAACTACGACCTCTACGTGAACGACCTGCTGCTGGGCTCGTCCGAGGACGTAGCTCGAGCCTCGTTTCGTCGCCTGTCGCCTGCCCAGCAGCGTCGCGTGCTCAACGACCCAGCGTTCGACCACCTCACATGGCTCGAGTACTTCCGTGATCCCACCAACGCCCTGCACGAGGACCTCGACACCCGCGAGGTCCGCAGACTAGCCCTTGGAGAACTTCCATGAATCTGCCCACTCCCGAGCACCACGAGACCGAGGCTCGTCGTCTCCGCGAGCGTCTTGCTGCGGTTCTTGAGTCCGACCACGGTGTGGCGGTCTCAGTGATCTGTGGCCCACGGCGTGTCGGCCCTGAGGGCCCCACTGACGAAACCTACAACGGCATGTTCTCTCACTTCGACCCTGACGACCCACGCCACGCTGTGGAGCAACTTCAGCAGGTCGTCGCCGGACTCATGCACGTGATGGGAATCCTCGTGCTGGCCCACACTGGCTTCGCTCCCCCACGCTCCGACCTCCACGAGATGCTCGACGCTGAGCTCGACGAGCTTGGCTACCCAGGAGATCTGATGATCTAGGTTTTTATCTCGGGGGTGGGGGGGGGTGCATTCGTGAGGTTGCGTCTATGGGCATCGAGAGCGAGCTCAGGAACGCGTTTACCAGCCTACCTAACGCCCCCCTAGTTTGCAAACCCCCGCCCAGGCTCGTCTACCCTGTACCCACACCCCAAGCCACCACCCCTCGATGGCTCCCCCAACCACCCAACTCCCTCTACGCTACTTCGGTCACGTGGTCGGCCACGCTCTGGTGGACTACGACGTGGGCTGTGATCTGGCCGGCCTCTCGTGGGGCCTCGAGATCCCCGACCGCGAGCGCCGACAGGGCCAGCGAGCGGACGTGCTACTCAGTCGCTTCATCGAGGACCCTACTCTGCTACCTCGCTGTCACCCTGTGTGCCAACACTACGGATTGGTGCTCAGGTTGTCGAAGCTGGTGTTACGTCCACAGGCTCGGGCTCTGCTACCGCGACTCGAGCTCCCACAGGTCCAAGTCGCTACACAGGCTCAGATCCGTGCGTTGTTGTCCTCTGTCCCGCGTGTTATCTTCGTCAATCGTTCTCGCGTCGATTGCCGAGTTTCTAACCTACGCGAGGTTCAAGTCCCCGAGGAAGGGCCCTCGTCCGGTGACACTCACCCACTTGATGAGCTTCCACCCTCACTTTCTTTCTAGGAGTATCGTGCTATGAAGTTCGAAACCCATCCCGTGAAGGTCCGCAAGAAGGTCGACGGCAAGGTCGTCGGCTCGGTCGAAGTCGGCACCGCCAACTACAAGGTTTATGACTCTGTGGGCGAGGCCATCGACGACCTGGGTGAGGCTCAGACCCTCAGCCTGCTCAACGCCCAGTGTCGCACTAACGAGCTCAACCGCGTGCGCGGTGAGAATCGTCCGGGCGGCATGTCCAAGACCGCTCTCCGCAACAAGGCCATCGCCGAGATGACTCCGGCGGATTGGGCCGAGGTTGCTGGCGACGCCGCCAAGATCGAGGCGAAGCTCGCCGAGAAGATGGCTGCGATCCAGGCGGCCGCACCCGACGGCGGCGACACCGATGGCGACGAAGACAACAACTAAGCCATCTCTTCTCCTTCTCGGCTCCAGGTTAACTCCTGGGGCCGGGCTTATGAAACCCAAACCCCTCACCCCCGACCAAGTCGTACACCAGTTCTGTGCGAGCTTCTCGCCGATGATCCGAGTGTTGATCTTGCCCTCGATCTTGAGCTCGCTTGCAGGACAAGACCCTGACGAGATCTTCGACCAGCTCAAGCCCTACATGCGTGAGGACTTTCGAGTTCTCGAGCGATCACGCGAGTCTCTCGACATGGTCTTTCGATGGGCACACGAAGCTCAGGAGCTCGCTCAGACCCATCGTGATGCGCGGGCTGCCGAGGATTCTATCGTAGAACCCTGAAAGGCCCACACATGGCAGCCAGTCTCCGTCCACCCATCGTCGGTTTCGAGCCCTTTGAGCCTGCCCGCGTGCTACGTGTTCGTGCTGAGCGTGAAGCCCGCTGGCTTCGTGCCCAGACCGCACCCGAGAAGAAGCCCCGCAAGAGCTCGAGCACTCCCTCGGAGCCTGCCATCATCCCAGGCGTCCCTCTAGATCAACAAGCCGCTGTGCGACAAGCCCTCAAGAATCTCGGCCTCGCACGCTAAGGAGTCACACATCATGGTCCCTCTGCCAGCCCAACCTCCGCCGACCCTTGAGCTGCTTCGTCGCGAGGTGTTGAACCTCCGACGCCAGTTCACCCTCAACGTCCTGCAGCTCACTGCAGAGCTCGACGAGCTTGATCGTCGTATCGAGGCATTCTCAAGGGAGCAACCACATGAGCGATCTACAAGCTCTGCCAAACCCGCCCTCCCTCGATGACCTACGCAGGGTCCACTCAATGGTCAAGCGCCAGCTCCCAGCCTACCTGGACCGCGAGGACATCGCGGTAGGAATCCTGATCGAGTCCAGTCTCAACGGCCACTCAAGACCCTCGTATCACTTCGTTCGTAATCGATGTATCGATGTGCTTCGTAAGCTCGAGACCGAGCGCTCAACCATAGCCCTGCAGCCACTCGAACCAGCTTATGTTCACGAGGACGAATCAGCTCAGCAAGACAACATCGACTACCTCGTGGGTGTGTTGTCGCCCACAGAGAAACGGCTTGTCTGGTACAGGTTCTTTCGTGATCCTCCGCTGAGTGTTTCTGCCATAGCCCAAGTTATCAAGATGCCAGTACCCTCGGTTCAAGGTATCTTGGCACAAGCGTTGTTCAAGATGCGTCAAGCAGGCCAGGGAATACAGCACTAGAGGAGCCGCAAGTGACACGCGAACACGAAGAACTGTGCGAGAGGCTGACGGCGAACACCGAGAAGTACCCCGGATTCGAGAACATGAACACCCAAGCCGCCGCCGCGATCCGCTCCCTGAGCGAGCAGGTGGACAAACTCGCCTCCCTCGACCGCCAGCCCACGGGGAGCGAGAGGGAGGTGGCGGAGAGGATCGTCGAGGCGTACATCGGCGGCCCCATCGTCTGCGAACACCACGGCATTCTCGCCAGCGAAATCACCCTCGCCCTCACCAACGCGAGAGTGTCCGCCCTCGCCGAGGCGATCTATCCCGCGGGCGTTGAGGGCTCCCACCGCATCCATTCCTCCTTCAACCAGACCGTCGCCGTCACCGGCCGCCTCGCCTCCAGCGATCCCAACCTCCAGAACATTCCCATCCGCACCGACGTCGGCCGCGAGATCCGCCGCGCCTTCATCGCCGACCCCACCAATGTCTTGATTTCAGCCGACTACTCCCAGATAGAACTCCGCCTCCTCGCCCACCTCTCCCGCGACCCCGCCCTCATCCAGGCCTTCCACGACGGCCAGGACATCCACACCGCCCTCGCCGCCCGCCCAGAGGATGGGGGTGGAAGTTGAAGGAGACGATCAACGGCGAGGCGGTGAAGGAGGCGGAGGCGAACGACCCGAAGAAGCTGAGGGAGCGCATCGAGCAGCTCGAGGATCAACTCCGGGACGAGGTCGGCAACGGTCCAGGTCACGACATGGAGCAGGAGCGGCGCCTGATCGAGGAACGAGACCAGGCCCGGGACGAGCTCGCTGACATGCGACGGCACGCGGACGAGTTGCAGCGGCAGCGCGACGTAATCGTCCAGCACTTTGCCGGGCTCAGTCCGCTGATTCATGGTGTGATGGCCGATTGCGAGAGCAAGCTCCTCGAAGTAGTCCAGCTCCCGACCGACGAGGTTGATACATCCGCTGCGATTCCTGAAACGAAGTCCCGTGTTCCTGAAGCGCCGCGGCCCATTCGTGAAACACCGCGACCTATTCCTGATACACCACGCGAGGGCAGGGACCACCGTGACGTGGTCCACAGCGGCGGGGGCGTTGTCGAACCAGCCGAGGCGCATCTTGGCCGTGACGGGCGTGGTGTCGCCGACGGCGTCCTGGACTACGTCGACGGCGGGAAGGTCGGGGAGGAGTGGCTGCCGGAGGGGATGATGCCCGCGAGCTACTACGAAGACCCACGGCGCGGGGACATTCGCACGAGGGATTCTCTCTGGCGTTCCGCCCTCTCCGCCAAGCAGGAGGAGATCGAGCAACTGCGCGGAGCAATCAGGTACGGCAAGGGCCTTGGGGCCGAGCACCTAGCGGAGATCGAGTGGCTGAGGAAGGAACTGGTACAGATGAACGGTCGCCTAGAGACGGCGTTTGCAAGCGGCGTGGTAGAAGGCCGAGCGAGCGCAGGCAACGGAAACTAAACCCCTCGCCCGGTGGGGGTAGGAGCAGGAACATGGAAACATTCGGAATCGCAGCGATCCTTCTCGCGGTATGGGTACTGATGGGAGGCCTCAAAGAGGCCATACTCGCCTATCGCGGGAAAAACGACTAACCCCTCGAATCAACAGGAGCAAGGACATGCCCAAGGACGACACGCAGATAGCCGACCCGTGGATTGTTCACGTCAAAGGCTCCGCAGACCGCGACGGAGAAATCTCCGTCCTGCGAGAGAGCAATACGCACGGCCAGCGTTCCTACGGATGGTTCGGCTCAGACAAACACCTGATCGCTGGCGGCGGAGGACCGTGCGAGTACACATACCACCCGCATGTGTGGGCACGACACCTTGCCACGGCGAAGTCATTCGCTGACGAACTGAACGCCGTCGATGCCGCGGTAAGGGCGGGGAGGTGAACCATGCCAAAACCTCGAGTAATCGCTCCACACGACTACGTAACTCACAAAGTATTCACCACAAACTCCGCGATCTTTGTACCACGCGTGACACTAGATCCCTGGCGAGACGTCCGAGCCGAAGCTCACGCTGTCTGTGATCTATGGGAGACTCGCCTACTCGATCCACGCTGCCTCCGACTGGACTGGCTGCTTGTGGAAGACTTCGACGTAGGTCGGACTGACTCTACTGGAGCTCTGGTTGGCTGCACCTTCGACAGCTTCAAGTCCACCCTCAAGCGCGGCTATGGCATGGGGCATCGCGACTTCATACGGCTAGGTGAGGTCGTGGGTGTGTTTGTGCAACGTGGGCTGATGCCTCAGGAGCTCTACATCGGCAGTGAGCACAACTCAGCACCAGGTCCAGAGTCCCAGGACCTCTGGTCCAAGCTAGTCGCATTGCCCTCCGACGTAGATCGCACCTGGATGTCCAAGTACCTGACCCCGATCTACAACAAACTCCGGCTCGAGACCGTGCGTCGACTGCTTGCGAAGGTCACTCTAGACACACTCCGAAACACCGCCATCGACTGGATGTCGCTGTCGTCGGATGAGCCGTTCTACTGCGTAGACCACAACGGAGCTCGCCTAGGCTGTAACCCATACCACAGCATCCGGTTTGCTCCGTGTGCCCAGTGGTACTCAGGTAACCCGGCCATCACGTCGTGGCTCGCACTGTGGCTTAAGTCAGTGTATCGAGGCGCCAAACCTTACATCGACACCCGCAACTCCCAGCATCTACACGACAGTCTCGAGCTCTGTGGGGCTTTCTATGCAACACCCATAATCTGGACTGATCCACGTAAGGACTGGCCTGCGGTGGGTTGGCAGCTAGATCAACTCGCTTATGCTCTAGGAGTAACCAAATGAGTCAGGTTCCTGTGTATCGCAAGCGCGAGTACTTGTCGTACTCGACACTGTTGTCCTTCGCCAGATGCCCGCGGAGGTACTTCTATCAGAAGTGCGGAATCTCCCAGACCGAAGAGGCACCTGCGTTGTCTTATGGCACCGCCATGCACAAGGCCATCGACGTAGCTATCTCTGGTGGTCTCGACGCTGCGATGGCCGCATTCAACTCCGTATGGGACGACCGACTAGCTGACTCTAAGCGCTCTCGCGAGCGTGCCCGCCAGCAGCTCCAGCACTTCATCCACCACCACTCACAAGGACGCTCTCTGTATGAACGACTCCCAGCACCCTCGGTCACCAACACTACGGCTGACTCCAGCCTCAAGCTGGACGACTCGGTATCGCCCCTTGAGATTCCTTTCGCCATCGACATTGGTCTGCCTGTGCCTCTTATGGGCCGGCTGGACGGATGGTGCCGTCACCGCGATACTGGCGATCTATGGGGGTTTGAATTCAAGACCGCCTCTAGGCTGGGGTCTGGGTTGTTTGATTGTCTTGAGCTCAATCCTCAGGTGCTTACTTATGCTCTGGTTCTCAAAACACTTACTGGCGAGCGCATCCGAGGGATCATGTACGAGGCCATGCTGATTGATCCCAAGAAGGTCGACAGCCTCACGCATCCGGTGATGGTCCAGGACCACCATGTGGACGCGGTATTGCTGTGGCTCAGGTACTATGGGTCGCTGTTGCTGGCGTGTGAGGAACGTGGTGAGTTTCCGCAGAACTTCTCGGCGTGCTCAGCCTATCCACACTTCTACATGCCTGGCTCGCATTGTGAGTATGAGAACTTGTGTCGTGTACCAGACTGGCGTGACATGGTCGGCTACTACACCATCCGGCCTGAGCACTCTATGACCAAGCTTACTGTCGAAGGAGCCTCCACGTGAACGACCAACAGGCAGCAGCCCTGCTACGAACCATGAGCACACGGACGCGGCTCGCGATGTTGCGGATGCTGCTGGCCGAGCCGCAGGCTGTAGCGATGAGTCTGGTAGCTGCGAGACTCGGACTAGCCGACGGTATTGCTTCGCAGAACCTGCTGATCCTAAGCGAGTGCGGTCTGTTAATTCGGACGTGCTCGGGCGTAAACAGATTCTACGCTCCCAATCGCGAGATGATTCAGGAACTCATGACGTTCCTACAAACCCTGCAAGGAGACTCAAGTGCAAGTCAGTGAGATCACAATGAAAGCCCCACACACTCTGGTCTTTGGACCTCCGGGTTGTGGCAAGACCGCCCTCGCGCTCACCCTAGGCGAGGGCACCGAGGTCATCGACATGGACGATGGTCTACTCACAGGAGTGACGCTCCAGGACAAGTTCACTGAGGCTCGTCGCAAGGTCTACCTGCACCAGCGCTTCGTTGAGAAGGAACCCCACAAGCGAGCCTCGGTATTTCAGCAGGCGAAGCTGCGAATCTACGAGATCGGCACCCAGCTCAACCAGGGCAAGTACCCATACAAGGCCCTGATCATCGACTCACTCAGCTCGCTAGCGGACTCTGCTGTCCGCCAGGTGATGGGTAACTCTGGTAATCCTGGTGACACCCCACAGATCCAACACTGGGGCCTGGCGTTCAACGAGATCAAGAACGTGTTCGCAGTAGTACGCTCCATGCCTATTCCAGTGGTGGTGCTGGCCCATGACCAGGAGGGCAAGGAGGAAGGTCGTATCGAACTCGCGATCTCTGGCCGCAAGCTTCCTAGTCAGCTCACGAGGTACTTCGATGAGGTCTACTACATGCGCGCCAAGCAGCTTGGTGCGGGCAAGATTGGTTACTTCGTCCAGACCAAGAACGACGGTCGTGTGGAGTGTCGCTCACGTGGAAACCTCCCTAACCCCACCGACACCGAGTGTGGGATGTGGGAGTTGCTGAAGAAACTCGGTTACACCCCGCCCACAGTAGGAGCCAAGTCATGAGCGCAAGAGTACCAGAGAGCATGGAGTTGAAGCTGTTGACACTCACGGTTGAGGAACTCGAAGATCTGCGTGACTGGATTGAGCAACGTATTGATGACCTCGCCGACGAGGACGAGGACGACGACGATCCTGGTTACTCCGACGAGGACGACGAATGACCACTCACCTCACTGTAGACGAACTTGAGAGTACGTTAGTCCAGGCTAGGCACACCGCTGACTACCTGATCGCTGACGTGGTGAGACTCAAGGACGAGCTTCAGGAGGTACGCACGGAGAACCACAAACTCAAGGAGCAAGTACGTGAGCTAGAACAAAAACTAACACCCATTGTCGCATCCACAAACCCTGTTTCATTACTTTCACTTACACAAGGACCACAAGACAATGTCTCACATTCAGATCAACTTCGACGACGTGCCCGACCAGTTCCAGCAGCTTCCCGGTGGTGTGTATACGTGCACCGTGGAAAAGGTCGAGCAGCAGCCCACCAAGGACGGCACCGGCCAGAAGGTCGTGGTCGAGCTGAAGGTCTCCGAGGGCGAGTTCGCCGGTCGGCCGATCTTTGACCACATCGGGATCTCCAAGGGCAAGCCCACCCAGCTGAAGCGTCTCTGCATGGCCGCGGGTGTGCAGGTCGGGAGCTCGGGGCTCGACCTCACGGATCTGCTCGGCAAGACGGTCCAGGTGCGGACCAAGGTAGCCACGTACACGGACAAGGAATCCGGCGAGATCAAGGAGACCTCGCGCCTCGGGGACTACCTCGTGCCGGGCGAGACGCCCAAGAAGTAAGGACCACGAAGTCCATCCTCCACTCTCAGGGAGCCCCACGGCTCCTTGGGGGTTTTTGAGTGTTCTACCATAGAACCCTGTAGGTACCTAACATGGAGTTTCGCATGAAGTATCTCGAAGTTCCGATCAAGGACATCATCGTAAAGTCTGACCGAGGCCGCAAGGAGTTCAAGAACATCCTCGAGCTCTCGGACTCGATCAAGCGTCAGGGACTGATCAACCCGTTGTGTGTCGCGCCCTCAGAGACCGCTGGCAAGTACGATCTTGTGGCGGGTGAGCGGCGCTACAGGGCCTCGGTCCTCGCGGGCCTAGTCACCGTGCCAGTGACCTTCCGCGACCAGCAAAGCCTGCTCGAACAAAAGATCATGGAGCTCGAAGAAAACACCCACCGCGAAGGTCTCACGTGGCAGGAGGAATCCGAGCTCCACGCTCAGATCGACGAGAACCGTCGCATCAAAGACCCTGCGTGGCAGCAGAAGCAGACCGCGGAGCTCGTAGGTGTGTCGCCTAACCACGTGAGCTTGCAGATCAAAATGGCCCGCAAGCTCCGCGAGGACCCCTCGCTCAAGGAAGCCATCGGGAACCTGCCGATCAACGCTGCGGTCAAGGTTGTAGAGCGTCGTGAGGCCGAGGCCAAGTTCGAGCGCCTGCAGATCCAAGGCAAGATCCAGATCACCACAGACTACAGACTCGGTGACTGCACCCAGCTGATCAAAGCCTTGCCACCCAAGTCCGTGGACCTCGTCGTAACCGATCCGCCCTACGGCATGGAAAAGCTCGAGGCTCTCCGTGAGCACGCAGGCACTCGCATGTCGGGTCATGGACTCATGAGCGAGGACCACAACTCAGACATCGAGTCGGTGCTTGGGCTCCTGAGAGCTATGGCTCCCGAGCTTATTCGAGTGTGTAAGCCCGGAGCCCACGTGTATATCTTTGCTGCCCTCCAGTACACTGGTGAGTTCATCAAGGCCCTGGAGCCACTAGAGTTCCAGCCTCCGATCTTGCTGTGGGATCGCATGAAGCCCACGACTCCTGGCTATGGCTACAACTACCTCAACTCAACCGAAGCCATCATCATGTTTCATGTGCCACCCCGCGGCAGGCGCCTTGCTCAGAACATGTACAACATCCTGCAGTTCCCCGAGGTTCCCAAGTCCGAGCGGGTGTACCCCACACAGAAACCTGTGGACCTGCTCAAGTGTCTGATCGCTCAGAGCTCCATCACTGGCGAGACCGTACTCGACTTCTGTGCTGGCAGCGCTAGCACACTCAAGGCTGCCCGAGCTCTGGGTCGCAAGTCTATCGGCTTCGAGAAGGACCAGACCTCGTGGAGTGCTACGCAGATGGTGCTAGCAGGCATCAAGCCCGAGATGCAGCCGTCGCTCCTGCCAGACGAGCAGCCCGAGAGCCTGCTGGACTTAGCCAAGTCTCAGATTGGCAACCAGTCCAACTAAGGGGGTGACTCATGAAAGTCATCCCTCCCGAAGGACCACGTGATCGTCCGCTCATCGCTATCTTAGGCGAAGCTCCAGGCTCACACGAAGAGGTCCAAGGTCGACCCTTCGTGGGGCCATGCGGATTCTTGCTCGACCAGATGCTCTCGAGCGCCGGCATCACTCGTGGTGAGTGCTACATCACGAATGTCTCGAAGGTTCGTCCACCTGGTAACAACTTTGCAGCGATGTACTACGAGGAAGGAAACTTCAAGTTTCCTACGTCCGAGCTTCACCGCATCCGCAAGGAGGTAGCTGATGAGCTACGAGCTATCCGTCCCAAGGTGGTTGTGGCTCTTGGAGCCGAAGCACTCAAAGCACTCACACCTTATGGATCCATCTCGACTTACCGTGGTACCATGGTCGATCACCAGGGACTACGAGTGCTTCCTAGTTACCATCCAAGTTACCTCCTGCGGGGTAACTTACTTGAGCGTCCCATTGTCGAGGCCGACCTACGTAAGGCCAAGCGACAGGCCCTGAATCCCTACGTACCACCCACCAGGTTCAACATCGATCCTACGTTCGATGAGTGCATGGAGTTTCTGAGGTCTACACCTCCCCGCGTGGCACTCGATATCGAGACCGTCGAGAACTCTATCCGCTGCGTGGGCTTCGCATGGTCCAAGTACGAAGCGATCTCAATCCCGCTCACCAAGGGTTACGCTCACGCATGGACGGTAGATCAGGAACTCGAGCTTATGGACGCGATGGCGAAGTTTCTCGCGAACCCGCACATCGAAAAGATCATCCAGAACCTCACCTACGAGTGGACTGTGATGACCCGCGAGTATGGTCTGCGAATCGAGAACTGCATCCAAGACACGATGCTGGCTCATCACCTGTTGTACCCTGAGCTACCCAAGGGTCTAGACTTCCAGTGCTCGATCTACACTGAGCATCCAATGTACTGGAGCTATGATTCAGGTAACTGGAAGTCGACAGCTAAGTACAACTGCTATGACGTCGTCGTGACCTACAAGTGCGCCGAGGAGCACGAGGCCGAACTCAAGAAACGTGGCATGTGGGAGTTCTACAGGAACTACGTGCATCGGGCTGTGGAGGCGCTGTGCTACGTGCAGTCTCAGGGTGTGCTGATTGACTTGCCGGCCCGCGAGAAGATCAAGCAGACCACCCAGCTCGAGATGGACGAGATCAAGCACCGGCTCACCAAGCTAGTTGGCTACGAGATCAACCCAGGCTCACCGCCACAAGTCTCGAAGCTAGTCTACGACCAATGGAAGCTCCCTCGTCAGCTCCACCACAAGACCAAGAAACCCACCACTGATGACGATGCGCTCAGCGCGCTCGCCAAGAAGTTTCCAGTGCATGCAGGAGTGCTCAACGATGTCCTTGCCTACCGACAAAAACGCGTGCTCATTTCAACATTCTGTGACATGCACCTTACACCTACCGGGAGGGTCCAAACTTCATATAACGTCGCTGGAACCGTTACCGGAAGACTGGCTTCGTCGGCTACGATTGATGATGTTGGAGGCAATCTCCAAAACATTCCCAGGGGCAGCTTTAGAAGGATCTTTGTGGCTGACCCCGGTAAGGTTCTCATCAAGTCCGACCTCAGCCAAGCCGAGTACAGAGTGCTCATCTGGAAAGCCCGCATCCGCAGAGTGATCGAGAAGCTGCTCAACGACCCGAGCTTCAACATCCACATGTGGAATGCCTCCGAGAACATCTACAAGATCCCAGTAAGTCAAGTCACCGAGCAACAGTACGCGAACTCCAAGAACGGTGTCTACGGAGCGAACTATGGTATCGGACCGATCAAAGTGTCTCGCATGTACAACATCGAGCTTCGTGAAGCACGTTATATCATCGACTCCTACCACGGCTCGGTGCCCGAGATCAAGGGAGTGTATCAGAAGGAAATCGAGGACGAGCTCCGGTCTACTCACAAGCTGGTCAATCCACTGGGTCGCGAGAGAGTATTTCTTGGACGGCTCGATGATGAGACGTATCGTGCGGCGTACTCACACTACTGCCAAAGTACCGTTGGTGACGTTATCAATGCGGCGCTCTGTGATTTGCTCGACGAGAGCTTCCGACAGCCCGAAGTCGGTCTAGATATCCTGCTTCAGGTCCACGACGAGCTGGTGTGCCAGGTCTGGGAGTCTCACGTGGAGCAAGGTGTAGAGATGATTCGCCGGGCCATGGAGCGACCCATCCAGGTACCCGGTACGCCTGAGCCGCTAGTGATTCCGGCTGGTATCAAGGTCGGCCACAACTGGTTCGATACAATGAAACTCAAAGACTGGCTGGCTACTAAGGAGACTACATGTCAGACTTCAACTACCTGAAAGGATTCAGGCGACTGCTTGAACGCACAGAGGTACCCGAGCGATTCGCCGTGTGGTCAGGCATAGCCTCGTTGCTGGCTGCGCTGGAGCGCCGCATCTACATCAACCAAGGTATCTACACGATCTACCCAAACTTCTACATGGTACTGGTTGCAGCTTCGGGCCAGAAGAAGTCCACCGCGATCAACACCGCCGCCAAGCTTCTACGCAAGCTCAACCCAGCACCTAACATCGTGAGCCAGAAGATCACGCCCGAGGCACTAGTCTCGGCGCTCAAGGTCGTGGGCAACGACTCCACCAAGGTGATGAAAGAATCCTGTGGTGGCATCGTGATCGCTGACGAGCTTGCGACGTTCCTAGACCGGAACTCTCTCGAGAAAGGTCTAGGTCCGATGCTCACAGAGCTCTATGACTGTAAGGCCTACGAGTACCAGACCAAGAGCCGCGGGATTGAGCGCCTAGAGGATGGTTATCTGTCATTGCTGGGTGGCACGACCGTGGAGCTAATCAAGAACTGTCTACCTAAGGACGCTATCGGTGGTGGCTTCACTTCGCGGACGATCTTCATCTACGAGGAGGCTCAACCTGCTCCGGTGGCCTGGATCGACTACGACGAAGAGCTAGCCCAGCTCGAACAAGAACTCGTGAACTACCTCCAGCGAGTCATGGAGCTCGAGGGTCCAGTGGAGGTCTCGAAACCTGCGAAGGATTTCTTCATCGCAGACTACGAGGCGCGCCACAGGGTAGGTGAGTTCAGGAACGACCCACTGCTACGGTCCTACGAGAACCGTCGCCATGCGCACTTGCTCAAGGTGGCTATGGCGATCATGGTCAGTGAGGAACCCAGGCGCGTGCTCGATCCCTACCACATCATGGCCGCCAAGACCATCCTCGAAGAAGCCGAAGCCTACATGCCACGCGTGGTCGAGCTGATCGCTGCGACCGACACTGGCATGGCCGGTTCGCTCGTGATGAACTACATCGACGCACGACTCCACGGAGGCTCGGACTTTGTGATGCGACGAGACATCGTGCGGCACTTTGCACACAAGTTTGACTCACAGGAGATCTCGAAGTTTCTAGACACTCTTATCAAGGCTGACCGTATCAAGATCGACACCGTGGGCGGTCAGCTGGTGTATCGAAAGCTCGCAGCAGACAAAAGGATTATGATATGAAACGCTGCACGCTGTGTGGCACGACCGACCAGAGCAGGTTTCCAAACAACACCAATGCTAACCACACCACGTACTGTCTGCGTTGTAGTGAAAAGTATCGCAAGAGTTCTGGCAAGCTCGCACAGCAACGACGAAATCGCCAGATCAGAAAGGGCCTAGCATGAAAAACGAGTTTCAGGACTACCAAGTCCAGTGTACCCGCACAGCCAAGTACAAAGACGCTGCGTGCGGTCGGCTGGCCTACGTGACCATGGGTCTTGCTGGCGAAGCTGGCGAGGTAGCGAATCAGGTCAAGAAGGTATTTCGTGACACTAACGGGAAGCTCACACCCGAGGCTCGTGAGCAACTAATCGATGAGCTCGGCGACGTGCTCTGGTATGTAGCTATGGTGGCTTATGAACTCAACATCCCCCTCCACAGAGTCGCAGGAAAGAATCTGCTTAAGCTTGAGAAGCGCCATGGAGGCAATCAGCCACAGAACCAGAGCCCGCCTCCGCTACCAGATGGCACGGCTAGTGTGTGAGGGGCAGAAGATTCAAGAAGTCGCAGATAGCTTTGGTGTGAGTCACGAAACTGTGCGACGAGCCTGTCGCGAGAACAACGTAGCACTCCGGTCGCATCGGTTGCTCAAGATCAAGTCTCTCGAGGTGCTGGCTGACATGCTACACACTAAGCTCACAGACAAAGAAATCTCAGCCAAGCGTGGACTCAGTGTGTCAGCTATCCAGACTCTCCGGGCTCGGGCCAGATTCTCAGGGATTCAGTTCCCAGAAGGACGTGCAGGTTATGCCTCCAAGAAGCAAGCAACTCCCACAGTGTCGTGAGTCAATCACGCTCAAGAATGCCGTTGGTGACCTGGAGTTCTACGTGACTGTGGGTTTCTACGACGACCAGCCTCGCAGACCAGGCGAGGTGTTTATACACCTGGCCAAGGAAGGGTCCACGTTGGGCGGAGTCACACAGGCCCTCGCTCTAGCGATCTCGCAGGGGTTCCACTACGGGGTGCCTTGGCGTGACTTCCGCAAGCACATGTTCTACTCGAGCTTCGCACCCTCAGGGCCTAGCTTAGATGGCTCCATAGTCTATCCTTCGCTCACCCACGCTATTGCTCACACCGTGGACATGATCTTGGAGCGTCGTGCTAGGGAAGAACCTGTTGTAACTCGTCAGCAATCTGTTCCCGAGCCTCTCGATCTCCCAGGAGTCCGCTACGACGACGATCATGAATCTGGTTCAGACGCTCCGCAGCCCGCTTGAGCTGAAGTGCCTCCAGGGAGTCTGGGCGCTCCTTCGCACGTTGACGTGCCTGCTCGAACTCTGCGAGGAGCTTGTACTCTGGTCGGGTCCAGTTGTAGAGGTTCCGAGCCTGGAACCATACCGCCCAGGGTAGTCCGCCCACACCAGCCACCAGAGATACTGCCGAGTCTAGCGCTCGCAGGGTCTCGGTGGCTTGTTTGCTTTCACCACGATGGATGCCCGAACGCATCTCGGAGTCACCTGCAGCCACAGCACCAGAGATGTGCTGGATCATGCTCTTGAGGTCGTTGACCATCGAGGCCGTAGGACTCTTGGTATCGTTAGTCAGACGGCTACCAGGATCATAGAACACCTGAGCGATATCCGCTGCTGGAGCTCCGAGGTAGTACATGCCAGTAACTGACTCGAGAGTGTCCTTGGCGACGTCCTTCTCGTCCGTGGGCTTGTTGTAGAGCACACGACGACCTGAGTTGATCGCCAGCACACCCAGTGCGTTCGCGACCACACCAAACATCAGTGCCTTGCCCGCTCGACCGAGATTCTCGGGCGTAGGGTTCTGCACGCTCTCGACTACGCGACGTCGGACCACGTTGTAGATTCTGTTCTGCTCGCGCATGAACATGAGTGTGCCACGCAGCAGGGGCTGGCGCTTAGCCTGGACCTCGAGCTCGGTAGCATACAGTGGGTTCGATGTGGGCTGGTCACGACCCGCAGCGATGTTGAACAACTCAGAGGCCCGCTGGTTAGCCGCGAGTCCAGTCAGGCCCTCCTGCTTCGCTGTGAGTTCTGCGGCTCGCCAAGCAACCTTCATCACGGCTCGGTCAGCCTCACGCTGCAGCACCAGAGACTTGTCACGCCACGCTCGGAGCTTCGAGGGCTTCTCGTTGAACTCAGCAAGATTCGTGAGGTCTCCAAAGAAGCTTCCGTGGTAGCGTAGGTATGCGAGACCGTTGTTGTCGAGCATCCGTTGACCTACGTCCTTGGACGCAAACGCTCCCTCGCTCATGGCCTTGAACAGGGCTCGAGTGCTCAGCGTGCCGTCCGCGAGCATCGTGTTGAGATGCAGGAACTGCTTGGCCGCGGAGCCAAGGTTTAGAGCAATCTTCGACACAGTGTAGGCGCTCGTGGTGTAGTTGACAGCCTTGTCGAAGGCGCTTTGCTGGTGACCTACGTGACCGTAGAGGTTCGCGAGGTAGAGTTTCATCTGGTTGTAGCTTGCAGCTCCGTAGTGCTTGTTCCAGGTCTCCTCGACCTTAGGCGAGTAGAGGGTTTCTTGGGCCTCGCGAAGGTTTCGTCCAAGCTCAGCATAGAGACTAAGCTTGTCGTGGACCCTGAGAAAGTGGCTCACAAAGTCACGTGCCTCGAATGGTGTGTGGACGTCCTCCATACGATCACGAAGGTTGTCAGTGGTACGCTGGATAGTGTTTGTAAACGAGGCGAAATCCTGGTATGGTAACGTTTCTTCGGGCTTACGACTCGAAGCCCACCAGCCACGGGAGCGCTGAGGCTCGTAGCCATTGTGCAGTAGGAACTCCGAGAAGGCTTTCTCAACCATCGGGTTCTGCTGCATGTAGTTTTTGATCTTGTCTACGAACTGCTTGTCGGCTGGAGTAAGAGTGTCGATGAGTTTCTTGGGATCGACCACACGTCCGCTCTTGCGATAGCCGAGCTCGAACAGATCTGTGGCTCGACCTTCGTCGCCTGAGAGTGCGTAGGCGTTCATAGCCTCGCCCTTGGTGAAGCCCTCGGTGGCTGGCTGCAGAAAGTACTCACTCGCACGGAGTTGCTGTGAGCTGGTGTCGCCCTTGAAGCCTAAGCCCTCGAGAGCTGTGTTCATGAACCTGCGACCGTCGGCTTGGTTCTGGAGGTGGCGATTCATAGGGTCGATCATCTTGCCAAAGAAGATCCGGTAGAGGGGTTTCTTGATGTCAAACCCTGACCGCTGTGCAGCCAGTCCCTCGAAGCTTACAGGGTCTGTTGCTAGCCCAGCCACATGCTTTCCAGTATCTATGATCCCAACCGAGGCAAGCTTCTTGGAGCCTGCGATCTGCCTAGAGGTGTCGTTGGCGTTCTGGAGCTTGGAGTACTCAAAATACTTGTTGTAGAGCCCTCGCTCGATGACACCTTGGCGGAGCTTCTGACGGTACTGGTTAGTGAAGTCTTGGAGTTGGTCGTGAGAGAGCTTGTCGAGCTCTCCTTGGACCTCGCGCCATGCAACGGAGCGTTGGCCAGTGGAAGGGTCACGGATGACGAGAGACTTGGTCTCCGCAGATTTTGAGGGTTCTATGGTAGAACTCTGAGAACCCTTGGACAACGCAGCTGCCTCATCCCGTGTAAGAAACTCCCGCTTGTTGGTGTAGAAACCAGAGAGCTTGTCGTCCAGGAACTCGTTGGTGAAGCGGGTTTTGTCTGGTACCTCATCCTTGATACGAGCAAACAGATCAGCATGAGTTTCCTCTAGTCCGTTGACAACCTTACCCTTGTAAACCTTGCCATCGTACTTGATCGCGACGCCTTGGTTGGTCTCGGAGGCTTCCTGACCCTTGGCCTTTGCAGGTGGCCTGAGAGTCTCCACTAGCTTGAACAGATCCTCACGCCGTGGATTTTTGCCTTGCTTGTTGACCTGACGCTTGAGGAACGCCATGTTGCTCTGGCGCTCAGCGACTTGACGTGCGAGGTCGATCTTGGCAGCGAGGGCGTCGATGGTTTTGACGTCCTTGGCTCGGCTCAGGGCGGACACGAAGGTCTCGCGTTGCTTGTCGTCTAGACGCTTGAGGCCCTCGAGAATCTTGGACCGCTGCGAGGCAGTAGCTCGCTCAACCACCGAGCGCTTCACGGCCTGCTCAGTCTTGGGCCAGTTGTCACCATAGAGGTACTGCTCGCGAGCTACAACATCGCTAAACCGATCCCCACCCACGAGATCCCGCACATGCTGCGGAGCGTCCTTGAGTTCATCACGCAGCCGATCGAGCAGCTCTGGCAGGGTAGCCTCGCTCATGTTCTTGGCGATCGACTCGTAGGCTCGATCCAGTGCCACCAGAGCTTCGGTCTTCGGACCTTTAGCGCGTCCCAGTGCTCGAGTCACCCGAGCCTTCGATGTGGCTGGCGCGGAGTCTTTCTCTAGAACCTTCTGCACTCGTGCGGTGTGCTCAGCATCGAGAGCCTTAGCCATCACGAGGCGATCCTCTGGCAGAGCTTTCACCGAGTCCTGGATCGCCGCAAGCTTCTCCAGAGTCTGACGCTGGATGGTCTTGATGCGGTCTTGGATCTTAGGGTCTTGAGCGATCTTGTCGGGCGACTCAAGGTATCCAGCTTTCTGTGATTCAAACAGAGGAAACTGATACTTCTGCACCGGACGCATGTCGTCCGAAGTCACGCTGATCAGCTGGCCTTTCTGTTTGCCTACAGCGCTAGAGACCTCCTCAGGAATAATCTCCATCGAGCCCTTGTCGCGCTTGGCTACGTTCTCTAGCGCCTCAGACCTTAGCAAGTCAGCGCGTGTGACGTTAGGCTCAGCCAGCCGAGCGATCTGGGTCTCAAGATCACTCAACACGAGGGCGCGTTGAGTCACAGGCTTACCGAGTGCAGTAAACTCCTCAGGTGTGACCTGGGACTTGAGTGTGTCACGAAGCTTCGTGAGGCGGCCTAGGGTCTCCTCGGCCTCACCTGGCACAGGCGGGAGCCTCGATGGGTCTACTGCCAGGGGTTCCAGACCTGCAGCACGACGCTCACGCTCGAACTGCACCAGGACTTCGTTGTGTCCGAGGCGTTCCTTGTCCGCCCACGACACGGTGTCTGGCTTCGATACGGCGCTGAACTTACCACCGCCCTCGTCTACTAGCTCAACCTGGTGGCCCTTGAGACGATTCTCGACTACGGTCGCCAAGAGCTGCGGCTGGTTCTTGAGTTGCTTGGACTCGACCTCTGAGATCACCCGACGATCCTGCAGCATCTTCACGACCTGTTGGCGCCGAGCCTCGGACTTGAGCTCACCAAAAGCTCGTGGGCCACCCAGTGCTAGGTGCATAACTCCCCAACCCAGAGCACTTTGAATTGGTCGGAACTCCTCAGACTCAGCGCCACCGGCACGTGCGATAAGCTCATCACCAGTGTTCTGAGCGACTCCAGCTGCACCACTAGACAACACCTCTAGAGCATGCTTTGTAACTACTCGCTGTGCTCCCTCAATACCAAGTTTCTTGATCAGCCTATCTACACCTGGGACCTTACCGACAAGCCCCTGAACAGGTACTAGACCGAGTCCTGCGTCTAGCAACGCAGCCCCAGTAGCTGCAGTGAGGTTTCCATGAGTGCGCTCATAGGTGTGCGTGAAGCCCTCTACCCCAAAACCAACACCGACGAGTGGTGCACTAACTGTACCAGCTACGACCACTGGAACGCTCTCGCCTGCAAAGTTAGCTGCACCACCCAATAAGTCGTCTCGCGTAGGTTGGACAGTAGCTTCCAACATTGGATTATATCGTGCACCCTCGGCCTTACCAGTACGAAGAATCTGTCCAAGCTTTGCAGCAGTTACCTCATAGCGAGAGACTCCTCGAAGAGCGGCGGCAGCAGTCTCACTTAGCAGACCACGTTCCTCTGGTTTACGCACTAGTTCAGGGTACTGCTCATAGACTACTCGAGGATCTACATCTGCTATGTTTGCAAGGTTGGCCTTTTCAGGTGGCATTCCAGGAAGCCTAGGTTTGCCAGCGAACGCTCCAAAGACCTCCTGTGGATATTTATCAGCGTCCTCAATACCTGGAAGCTTGTGTGTAGATTGTAGCTTCTGAGTCTGCCGAGTGATCTCTCGATTGACCGAGTCATTCACTGGCTTGGTAGCCGCAGTGTCTACCTGAGGGTTCCCAAAGAAGCCTACCGATGTGGCTACCTTTGGAGGTTTCTTCTCCAGACCAGGGAGCTGAGCTGACTTAAGACCTGGGAGTTGAGACATGTGGGCTTACTCCTGCGGGAAGACTTTCTTAAGCTGGTCGCGAGTCACAGATTTGAGCCCCTTAGCCTTAAGAGCAGCCACCCACTGATCGATCTCGGAATCTTTGAGCTTCCGCTTAGGAAGATCGCCAATAAGTGATTTCACTTTAGTAGCAAGCTCGGAGGTAGCGTCCTCGGGTACTTTCATCCAACTGGTATCGTTTGTGATTCCTTGAGGATTCTTTACATTAGTTCTCTTGACTGGACGAGCTTGAGCCTTGGTGTCCTCGATTTCTTTCTCGAGAGCCGCGACCTTAGCCTTAGCCGCAGTCACAGCCTTGTCCTTGCTACTGATCAGGTAGGTTCCATCCTCAGCTTCTCCAACCTTAGCCCTAGCAGCCGAAAGCATGGTCCGCAACTCAGCCACGTGCTTAGCGAGGTTCTTCTGGTCCTCGGCGTCGAACACAGGACTGGTGGTCTCTGTGTTTGTTTCTCCAGCGGCTGCCCCACGACGACGTACTGACTCAACCTGTGCATCAGCTGGTCCGAGCACTTCTTCGCCATACACCTTAGCAAGTCCAGGTCGTGCCTTTGCATACCACTCTGGAGCCTGCGATGCCAGATCGCTAAGCATCGTGCCACTACGGATCTGGTTGTCGATGAGCTGCCCACGTGCAGCAGCGGAACGGTCCTGGTGTTCCTGAATCGCTGCTTGCAACACCTGGGTGTTATCACGGAACCGCTGCTGCTTAGCCTGAATCTGACCACCAGCTATGTTGAGCCAGTAGTTACGGACAGCAGGATCCTTGGGAACGTTCATCTGGTCTAGCTGAGGTCCGATCAGTGTGGAGATCTCGTATGGTGAGAACTCGTAGCTGGTGGACCCAAGGTTCTCCAAGCCTGCCTGCAACGCCTTGGTCTGAGCTTCGAGCGCTCCGGCCTTACGCTCTTGGTCACGCGAGGTCGCACCAGCCTTGAAGTCACCCAAACGTGCCTGGGATTCTTCGAGGTCTGTAGCGGCCTTGCCAGCACGAGACTTGGACTCGCTCACGGCATCACCGTAGGTCTCTTTGGCTAGCTGTGTTGCAAGTTGCTGATTCTCAGCAGCCAGCTGCTCGCGTCGAGTCTGAGCCTGCTGGTGGGCCTGGAGCAGAGGGTTCATGATCTGCGTGTGAGCCATGTTGAGCTCAAGCAGTTTCCGCTGGATCTCGGAAGTCTGCAGATCTACGTCGAGCTGTTTAGACTTCTGGCCAGCAAGCATGCCTTCGATGAACATGTTGCCATACTGTGAGGTGGCTTGTGACATGAGTTACTTCCCCTTCCCATAAGCGAATCCAGCAGCCTGAATGCCAGATCCCAACAATCCCCACCCAGGACCACCCGGATCTTGCACAGCCTGCCGAGTGTTCGCTGTAGCAAACCCTGCAGCATTCTTGAACGGCATCCACTGCGCATCTGTGAGCGCTCCGTAGCCTTGGATCTGACCTAGAGTCTGCTGCAGTGGGAAGTTCATGATAGTGGGTAGCATCTGGGCGAACTGCCCCGAGGCCTGGCTAGTCAACTGGCCCGCCGCGTCCGCGATGCTCTTGTCACGACGTGAACTCAACGTTCCACCAATCCGCGAGAACGACGAGTTGATCGCTGGCAGAGTGTTCTGCTGGAAGCTCGACACCACAGGATCCAGGAATCCTTGCTTCCAGACATCCTTGGCTAGACCAATAGACTTGTCCGAAGTCGATCCCATGAGCGCCGCGGTGAGCGCATCGACTGAACCTTGGTTGCCACTGAGATGCTTGAGTGCGTAGTCTCGCAGGGGCAAAAACAAGTCGTGCTGGAAGTCGTCTACGCCACTCTCGCTACTAGTTCCAGGAGAGCTAAAGAAATCACCCATTCGGCACCTCCTCCAGCGACACTGCTTCGAGCAGGCGCTGAGTAAAATCATCAGGAATAGTCTGTACCAGGATCTTGGCATCCTCTACGAAGCCATAGCGACGATAGAGCGCCTCAGATGAGCGCTGTGTGCGGACCTCGATGCGAGAACGTCCATGACCCACAGCCCAAAGCTTCACACGGTCGTTGAGCTGGATACCAATCTGCCAGGGAGCCGCAGAGTGAATCCAAGCCTGACGTAGATTCACAGTATCCAAGACTGCAAGCTCCGCCACGATGAAACCTATGATTCCAGACTTGTCTGAGCGTGCCACAAGCACCAACACAGTCTCGGGTCTAGTGGCCATCACGTGTACGAGTTGCTGAGCGAACAACTCACGTGCAGGCTGATCCGGAAGCGGGAACAGATCCACAAGCTCAACCACTTCACGAGGATCAACCATTCGACTGATCTGGATCACGATTCGTCTCCTATGTGACTAACTACGATGCGGGTACCGTACTGGTAGAGGCCCATGTCAGTGCCGTTACCAATACGAGTTGTGACTATGTCGCCTGCAGATAGAACTAGAGGAGTCATCGACGAGTAGGTATCCTGCGAGGTCACCACAAAGTGCGAAGTGGCCCATGTAGGAGTGACTCCGTTGACCTGGATCTCAAGGACTGTTGGGTTGAAATTCTTGTAGGGCGTGAAGTCAACCTCTACGATGTAGAACCCAGCCTGAGCTACAGTGATCGAGGTACCGTCAGCGCTGTGACTGAAGATGCTATCCTCACGTAGGATCTCGGTCCAGGGGATGTCAAATGTGGCTAGCCCTGGAATGTAGTCCGACACGATATAAGCCGAGAATACTAGCACCGAGCTCCCGCCTCCACCAGCGAACCGTGCAAGCTTTCCAGTGAGTCGACGAAGGTAATCGATGAGCTTGCGGTTGAACGCGTCAACCTCGACATCGTCCACCTTAGGTGGCACAGGCAGAGGCTCGCCTGAGTAGATATTGGATGCACCACGTGTTGCCATTTAGCGAGGGCCTCCAGGGCGAACCCATGGTCGAATCCAGCGAAGCACGAAGTCCTGAGCAGACTTAAATCGCACACGTAGGGTTCTCGAAGGCTTGTCGAATGGGATGCGATAGTAGGTGGGGCTAGGGCTGAGAGTCACCGTATCGAGGGATTGGTAACTCTGGCCTTGATCGAGCGAAACAGACACATCCACGGTGGAGCCCATAGCCTCGAACTCGACCTCGCCCCAGCGACCATAGAGTGACTGAAAAGTCTCTGGGATACTAAAATCCATCGTGTCGTAGACTTGATCAAACGAAGTGCCGTCATCGTTGAGCATGCCCTCGTTCATCAGGAACACATCACCATCACCAGTGCCGAACGAGCGAATCGGGAACGAGAGCTGGTTGGCCTCCTCACCCCACGTGCCGTACTCGTCCGCCCAGGGCATTCCAGCAGGTTCCCACGAGGTGTCCTCCCAGGTCACGGTCTCGGTGCGGTTGGTGAAGAATCCAAAGCACCGTGGCATGTGAGCGTAGGTTTCTTTGCACCACGTGGTGTTGGAGAGGTCGAAGATGTCGTAGCGCATCGTGTAGATCACAGCGCCACCATCTAGAGCTGGCACAGCAAAGTACAGGGTCTCGCGAGCGTAGTCGTTGATTGAGGCTACGAGGTACAGGTGCTCTTGGTCCTTCACAGACTGGTAGTCTGTGGAGATCAGGTTGCCCAGAATCCGAAGGCCTCGAGTACCATCAAATAGATAGATGTTCTGCTCAGACAAATACACATGACCTACGTTGATCGACACTAGACCATGCATCCCCACAAAGCGTAGTCCGTGAGGGATCACGACCTCGAACGCGAACACCGCAGGCAGGTCCACGAACACTGCGGTCATCAGAGCATCGTTCGAGTAGATCGCCAAGCGATCACCGAGGATCTCCATAGCTACAATCTTGGTGAGCTGGTAGAGAATCTGTGTGCCTGAGTCGCCACTGTCGAAGTCTTCGAAGTCACCAGCCTTAGACCAGGCCACAACCTGAGACTCGAGACTCGTCGTGACAATGCCACCAAGCATCAGGTGCTCAGTGAACACTCGGATAGTCTTGCAGGTCACGAAGTCGGTGAATGCGGGCGCCCAGACGTTGAAGCTCAGCGAGGTGTTACCAGTCCAGTAGCGGGGTGGATCTTGTCCGTTGGTCATGATCAGACGACGTCCCGAGATGTCTGTCACGTCGTCGAAGTCGATCTGGTCGGTGGCACCAGTAGTCAGGTCGTCTGCGGCTACGATGTAGCCATTGGCTGTGACGGTGTTTAGCAGGGGCTCGGTCACGTTTACTGTGGTCTTGCCACCAGCAAACGAGGAGCTAACAATCGTGTAGACACCCTCGTTCAACCCTCCAACCACGGGAATCAGTCGTCCAGCCACGAGATCAAGAGTCTTGTCTCCAGCCACCTTGAAGTAGTTTACACCCACATCCGTGACTGCCCAAGACTGCTGACCAGGGGTGAGGTCAATGAAGTCCTGGGTCACTGGATCGTAGTAGTACTGGCGGTGGCTCGTAAGTACCACAAAGTAAGGGTCCTCAGTCAGTGAGCCGAACTCCGCCATAGCCATCACACGACCCACGAGCCGGCGACCCAGTTGGGTGTAGCCAGCTCGACGTCGAACCAGACCATCCTCACGAATCACACAGTTCTGTAGCTCCGGTGAGTACGCAGGGTCTAGACGTGTGGAGGTGGGAGTCTTAGCCAAGCCCTTGAAAGGAGGCTGACACTCGACCGGGATGTAGTCGTTGTTCGGGTTCATCCGAGATAGACACCAGAGAAAGACTCGAGTCGATTCACAGTAAGAGTACCAGAAATCGCTGTGATACGAGCATAGAGGTTACTAGAGGTCACACTTGCCCGGATACAGATCAAGAATGGCACTTGGCCATCAACAGTGGTAGCTGAGTAGATCGTGCGAGACTGGCCATTAATCGTGATCGTGAATGATCCAGTCTGTGATCCGTCGAATGTTCCAGCGATCCAGAACATCCAGCGTCCAGCCTGTAGATTAGACACCTGGATCGGTGTAGCGAAGGGTGTAGTGAGTGGGAATGCTGTGCCACCGTAGGTCCAGGTCTCGTCAGCTCCAGGGCTACCTGGGAGATCGAAGCTCTGACGCGAGAGCTCAAAGTTCTGCCACGCAGAGCCGTCCCACTGGTAGAGAGAATTATCTGTGGACTTCACCCACAAGCGACCCTTGTCGTTGGTGTCTAGAGCGGTCACACCATCGGGCCGTAGTGTGGGAGCGTTAGCCTGGTAGTAGGCTTTGGCTGAACCGGCCTTGTGCTCACCACCTACACCACTTGCGGCGTAGGTTGCGTGCTCCTTGTTGGCACGCTGACTCGTACCCTTGCGGAGACTAAGAATCTCCTGGGCACCATCACGTCGTTGGTCTGTGCGTGCTGGAGATGCTTCGTCCCAGCTATCGCCATTTGTGTTTGCCACGTCGTGGTCTCCTTAGCGTTGAGTTTTGACAAAAGGGTCCAGCCAGTAGTCCTGGTAGGGACTTGCGTCGTAACGACCACGCGGGACAGCTGCGAAGTGAGTAGCAGAGTTGTCGGTGTCTACACGCTTGGCGGAGGCGAGCTGGATCAAGTAAGTCTTGTACCAGGTCTCGGCCTCCTTGAGTTTCTCGATAGACTGGAACACCCAGAACACTGCATACGCCACGACTGCAGCGGAGGCGTGTCGAATGAGTAGCTCGGAGGTAGGAAGGTCAAGGTCTGGATGCATGGTGTAGTAGGTGTAGCGTAGCACGTAGTCCTTGTTTGGACGTGGCACTACGTAGAGTGTAGTGCCTTCGAGGTAGCCGTACTGTGGTCGAGATGTCGATCGAGTCTCTGGTGCCGGGAATCGTTCCTGACACCAGAGCTTCGAACGACCTAAAAGTGGTCGAGAGAGTGTTCCCTCGACCACCGTGATCTCCACGATCCGAGCAGCCCCAGGAGCCAAGTCTACTGCTAGTGCTCCCTCTACCAGCGTGACCTCTGTGCGGCGCATGAGATCTGACCACAGTCGTTGGGATGAGATCTCTGCGACGGCCAGATTCAGAGCCGTGCGGACAAGTGTGGTCTTGTCGCTGCGGCCTGTGGCTTCGTTGACTAGGGTTTCAAGTTGCTCGCGAGTCATGGAGAACTAGCTCCTTAGTAGGGGCACTTGGCGATGATGGTGTTGTTGGCAGCGGTCGTAGAGTTGGACACACCAATGGGGTAGATCACGCCGGTGACCTTGGTGAGGGTCTTGTCGGTGGTGTCGAGCATGACACCAGAGCCGATCACAGGAGTGCCACCAATAGCTGTGGGGACCACCACAGGACCAGTCAGCTGAATCCAGCAGTAGTACGCCGTGGCCAGGGTGCCAGTTACGGTACCCATGAGGAATCCAGCACAGATCGGCTGGGCATCCGCATCGGTGAGGTCAAGCACCACGGTGTGGACCGCGATGCCTGCAGCGTAGGTGGCCTTGTAAGCCACGGGATCGCCAGCCACGCCTGCCACAGTAGCCGTGACATTCGCGAGCTTGACGTACTTGTAGAGGATGTCGTTCTCCCACCGCAGGGAGCCGACAACGTCACGAGCGGACGTGTCCACATCCGTGAGCTGGGTCTTGAAAATCTGTCGAAGTGCCATGAGTGTTTTCCTTTCAGGGTTCTATGGTAGAACGCTCAAAACTGGTTTCAGCTGTACTCCAACCGACCGTGACGGCGGAGCTGGTCCGAGATCATGTTAGCGAAGCACACGATGTGGGCGATACGGTCGGTCTCCAGGGCGCCGGCCTTCCAGTCAGTCATGTCGAACCAGAAGCCCGGATCATAGACCACCTCGATGAACGCCGTGTTGAGCATGAGCATGTGCTTGGCAGTCATGTCCTTGGTCCAGATCATGGGCTTGCCCTTGAACCGGAGTACCTGGAAACCCAGGTCCGCCAAGAACGTGGACTCGTCCTTGATGATCTGAACAGCATCCAGGGCAAACTCTTCGTAGGTCTCGAAGAGCTCCTGGGTAGTAACGATCAGGTTCGGGTCGGACTGGTTAGCCGAGATGGTGTTGTAGAGCTTCTTCATATCAGCAAGAAGCACGTCGTCGAGATTAGCGTAGGTGCCACTGAGGTACTTCGGTCCCCACCAGGGATTAGTACCAGTGGTGTCAGGAGCATAGACTCCGTTGCCAGTGTCAGCGTAAGCCGAAGGCCGACTCAGCCCACCGTAGGTACCCGAGGTCCGCGACGCGATCGGAGGCACCATGTCATGTAGACCCTGGAACTTCTTGCCAGTTTCAGCGGTCACGATGGTGTTGAACATCGAGGTCTCGTACTTCTGTTCGAGGCCGTCGCGGGCTGCGCTGAGCTTCTGGCCCACGTAGTCCTTGATCTTGTACTTGCCTCGGTTCTTCTGGTCGTCAAAGAGATTGCGAGTGACGCGCGAAGCAATCGTGCGCCACTTCCAGATCGCCATCGTCTCGAGCTCTTCCTCACCCACAGGCAGAAGGTCACCCTTCTCGATCTCTGTGGCCGGGGTCGTGCCGTAGCGGATGGTCCGGGTGATCATGTCACCACCCTCTTGGGTCTTCATGCAGCCAGCGTTGTTGAGCGCTGCCCACACGACCGTTGCGTTGAGGATGTTATCCACCGCTTCGGGCTTGATGTCGTACCAAGTCGTGACGAACGCGTTGTCGATCGTCTTGGTATAGGACGGAAGTGTCGTAGCCATAAGTTACTCCTTAGTCTCCACCGAGGTCAAGATTGGAAAGTTTCTCCGCGAGAATCTGATCAAACCCCTTGCGGCCCGGCGGAGGCTTCGGCGCTGGAGTGTTACGGCGAGATGCAGAACGCTGTGGCTGCGAGGAAGGTCGCTCAGTAGCTGTGGCCTGCTCGACCATCTTGAGCTTGCCAGCTCGAGACTTCGCAAGCACGTAGAGATCCTCGACCTTAAGTCCAGGATGCTGCTTGGAGAGCTGGACCATGCTGTCGCGATACTGGGAGAAATCCTTGTACTTGGACATCGTGGCCTTGAGCTGGTCGTTCACGTCACGAGCCGTGATTGCGTCAGCCACGCCCTGAAGCTGCTCAACACGAGACTTGAGCTGCTCAATCTCAGAGTCCTTCGAGCTGAGCTTAGAGTTGATCAGCTTCGAGATCTTGCCCAGGGTTTGTCGAGCAGGATCGTCCTCAGCAAGGCCCTCGGTGATATCGACCTCAGGCTCAGGCTCCGGAGTCTCGTTGACCTCCTCGACCTTGACCTGCTTGCCTGCCTGACGTGCACGAACCACGGCAGCAATGTCAGGGTCGCTCAGCAGCTGCAGAGCCTGCTGGTTGGCCTCGAGGCGAGCCACTCGGGTAGCTGTACCATTCGAGTGAGCGATCTCCTCGGTCTCTTCGGAGGCCGACAGGTTAGTGTCGTCCTGCTGAGCATCGAGTTCATTGTCAACGGTTTCGTCACGTTCCGGCATTGTCTAGCTCCTTTCGTGTGGCTGTTCGAGCGGCAGCCCGCTCCCGACGCTTGGCTCGCAGGTACTCGATACGGAGAACCTGGCGAAGATGATTGATGTCTCGTTGCTTGATTGGACCAGAGGTTTTGAGGATCCACTTGCCTCCAGCAGCTTTGCTTAGGACGACCTTTTTGTCGTCCGGATTCTTCTCGGCCTTCGGAGGTGCGGTTGCGATTTCAGCGGGCTGGGTCATAAAAGTGCTCCTGACGCGACTCCTTTTGTTTTACAGAACGCCCGGAGTTCTTGTCGCGTCTGAAACCTCCGAGGCTTGTCATCGATGTGTTCAAGGACCAATCCGCCCTCCGGCCAAGAGTCTCGTCGAGGGAGGGAGATTTGCCTGACCATTTTGGTTGAGCAACTGGGACACTGGTGAGGCGGCTGCTCGGTTCCCCCCACCGGCTTGTGGAGGAATACCTCGTCCGTCTGGTGGCATTTGGGACACAGCATTGGGTATATTGGCATTGAAAAGCCTCGAGAACATGGGGTCGTTGATCTGGTTGGCGAGGAAGTTCCGGAGTTCTACAGGGTTGATGGTGGGGTCCTGGCCAAGCATCGAGTAGAGCTGCAAGGCTTGCATCTTGCGGGATTCGAGCTCGGAGGACTCTGTGAGCTCGATCTGATAGTCGTAGCGGCCTTTGAGGGAAGGACCATTGACTTGCATCCATTGCTGAGCGCCATCAGGTCCAAAGACCTCCACGTAACGTGGCATAGTCCAGTAGCTGAACACGATGGAGTTGATGTTACGGATGGTATCTTCGTAGAGACGCTTGACCTGCAGGCCACGACGGCTCATGCGGAGCTTCGATGAGCTCTCGACAGCCTGGACTTCACTGGCGGTCTTGCGACCACTCTGGTATTCGCCCAGTTGGTTACGCGAGAAGCCAACCTGCTCACGGGCGTTGGCTCGCAGGAGTTCTTCCTCTTGGGCAAGCTGCATGTTGGGCGAGGTGTCGAGTTTCTGGATGACCTTCGAGAGGTCTGTTCCACCTTCGACCTTGGCTGCTACACCCACGTCAGTAGACAGGATCTTCTCAAGTTCCGGCTCAGAGATCGCATCAGAGTCGTAGAGGAACTTGAGCACAGAGATCCGACGTTCCTTGGTACGTTGGACAGCCACGTCAGAGAGTTCGCTCTGCACGTAGTAGAGATAGTAGGCATCAGGTGTAGTCCAGAACGAGCGCGTGCGTGGAGTGAATGCGATAGAGCTATACGGGAGCTTGTTGTCGAGTTGAAGAGAGTTTGTCTCGTTACGAAGATACTCAGTGCAGTCTCGTGTGACCACCTGGATTCGACCAGTACGACGATCCATGATCTCCCACATCTCGACGTGATCAGTCACACGCTGTCGAATGGCCCCAGAGTTCGAGCGCATCTGGTAACTACGAAGCTTGCCAGCCTGAGCTGTGCGGTAGCTGTCGTAGAAATCCTGCATCGAGATCTGACCTCGAAGCTTGCGAGTGTTCTCGTACTTGCGATCGGCCTTGAGGTCATCGATCTGTCGAATCACTCGATGTGCGATCCAGGGGCACGTGTCAAGGTCTGTGGTGCCCCAGGGGACTACGATGTCGTGAGGCATCACAGCCTTGGACCAGGGATTGCCAGGGCTGATGTCGGAGTTATACTCAATACGACGTGAGCCCTGGGCGTTGAGTTGCGTGAACGTCATACCCATCTGTAGCTGACCACCGATGTCGAGCTCTGGGTCGTAACCCCACTCGGAGTCATAGCCGGACTTGATGATCCCACGCCCAAACAACCACGCATGAAGTACCGCGGTCTCAACCTCGATAGGCAGATTAAGATCACGAAGGAACTTGTTGCTCAGAGACTCAACCATCGGAGCAGGCTGGACCTCTTGGGGCTTCGTGGCCTTGACACGTACAGCAGGACTTGGGACAGTCACTGTACTGAGCATAGCATCTCCCTGAGATAGGAAGATGTTGGGTCCATCGTTCATCATGGACTCGTGGACGTTGTAGTAAATCGCCTCGAACTGACCCCACAAGTCCTCAAGTCCAAACCGACGACGAAACTCAAGTCCACGCTCGAGCTCGGCGAACCAGTCTTCAGGTGTTGGATTACGATACGACATTCAATGAACCTTTATGCTCTCGCGGATAACCCCGTGGTCAGACCTTGCACCCCCCCCCCACCCCGCAAACTAAAAGTTGCGAGGCGGGTCGGGTCAAAGAACTTGTCCACTGGGTAGGAATCTCTGGGGCTCTGAACGTGACGAGTCGAACACGCGGGCTGTGAGGCGCTTGGATCGGCGGGCTACGATGTCGGCCATAGCGTCCTCGAGGGTGTAGCCCGAGGGAGCGCTCATGGCCTTGTATTGTTTGAGGGACTTGGTACGACGCCAGAGGAACTGCTGCATGGACAAGGCGTCAGCGAGGTCGTCGTGGCGTCCGAGGGGAAACTTAACAAGCTCCGACACCAGGGCTTTCATCCAGGTGCGGATAAAGATGGCTTGAGCCTGAAACACAGGAATCAGACCCTCGATAGCTCGGGACTTCGCATCGGCACGATTGGAGCCGGGCAGCTGCATGAAGTTGAAAAAGTACTGGTTCTGACGCATGAGCTCTCGGAGCCAGTACGCAAGGGATCGCTCAAACGCGATGCCCTGGTAGGCGACTACGACTGGGTTGTACTTGAGAGCGTGGTCAAAGATCGCGGCACACAGCTCACCAGGGTTGGCCTGCTTGTGGAAGTAGTCGAGAACGTAGATGTTGCCGGTGGTCATGTCCTTACCACAGGTCATCACTACGCAGTAGTCGACCTCACCAGTAGTCGAGAGCTTCGGGTCAGTGCCCACGTCGACCGTGGTGTACACTGCGAGGCTTGCTAGAGGTGGCTGAACCTCGTAGTACTGGAACCACTGAGGCTGGAACGCCATGTCCTCAGACCTCACAGGCATGTTGTAGTAGAGGCAGTAGAACATGTACGAGCCCAGAGCGGTCTCGAGCTCAGCGAGAACCTTCTCGCCGAAACGCTCGGGGTACGTCAGGTGGCCACGAGGATCAGCCTCACCGCGATCGTTCTCGCGACAGGCCCTCGAGATCACTCGGTACTGCGGCTCGTTGTCCTTGACCCACCTGATCAGGTCTTGGTCGTACCAGCGGGTTCCTACGATCAGGTTGATCCCACGCAGAGGGTTGTTCAACAGGGGCAACACGTTTGTGCGATGCCAGCCGATGGCCTTCTGGACATCCTCGTGCGTGGGCGCGAGAGACTCGTTGCCGAGCTCATCGTAGTCAGGCGCCACCGTGTCGTCTTCAATCACAACGTCGTAGTGACGGGAAACCACTCGGGTCGAAGTGCCTGCAGCCTCGTAGGTGGACTCGGCAAATGAAGCGGGCCGCGTAAGACACGCCGAGTCCGCTTTCCACACAGAGCTCTTCGTAGGCAGAAGCTCTGGAAACAAAGAGCGAAGCAAATCGTTTTGTTCCCACTGCCCACGAATCACAGCCAACTTCTTGCAGGCATTTGTGGCAGAGTTTTGGACAACGAGAATCCGGATGTTCGGCTTGCGAATGCTCAGCCAGATTGGGAAAGCAATCGAGCACAGGGTTGTCTTGAGCCATCCTCGAGGAAGCTCGCACAGTAGACGATTCAGGGCGTCTTCGTCGCTTGCGGGGTCCATGTCTAGACACTGAGCGAGCTCCTCGAGGGCCACACACAGAGGTCCGTGGATGTGTGGTACCAGCCAGTCGTAGCCCAAGATCGCCTTAGCAAAGAAGTAGAGCGACTCCGTGGCCTGACGACGCAGGGCTGGAGTGTCGATCTGAGGGATTGGCTTTGAGACTTCTACCATAGAACTCTGCACACTACTTACATGCTACCCTTGCCGAACGCGAACGGATCAGCTTTCGCTGGACACGCCATCGGAGGCTTGCGGAACATCCCCCGATCGTTCCCCGGAGCAGTCGGCTGTGTCACTGTGGACTCGTCCCCCTTCATCGAGGGTGCCTCCGGACCGGTCTCCATGAACTTCGCTCGATCCGAGCTCGGGGGTGTCGGCTGAGGCTTGGTTGGCTGGGAGAAGGCTGTAGACATCTTGAGACTCCTTGAGTGCGAGGTTTATGAGCTGAATCTGCTCGGCAGTGACATTCACTACCGAGGCTCGCCGGTCGTCCTTACCACCGCCCAGGGCGCGGTCCAAGATCGAGTTCGCGGCTTTAATACGAACCTCTGGCTTGTCGGCCAGAAGTTCATTCTCTAGAGTCACTGCGGCATGCTCAGTGGCCTGGTCGAGAATCGACCGAGCCTTGCCTAGAATCGCAGAGCGATCTAGACCCAGAATCGTAGCTTCCGAGGACTCTTTACGACGACGTGCAATCTCCGACTGAGCCACAGGTGAGCGCAGAATCAGGTTGACCTGACCAATCGACGACCCAGTGGTCTGAGCGATAGTCTTGTTGTCGTGTCCCGCCACAGCCATGTCGATGATCTGGAAGTGCCGTGGCAAGATTCGTTGGACTGCGCCTGAGACCGTAGCTTGTGACACGTGAGAACTCCTACTTTTTGAGATACCACCACACCGTGAGTGTGCCGTTCGATGAGGCTACCGTACAGTTTAACGGTCCGTAGCAGCCTACAGCAGTTGGTGGAATCACTGTGTCTGCTGCGATCGTAGCAGTATAGATCGTGGCACCCACAGCGTCCTTGA